CTTGTCTCTCCATTAAGGCCAAAAACTGTAATAGTATCAGCTATTGTCGGATCGGCTGCAAGATACCAGGGATATGTTGCCGTAGATGTTACCCAATAATCAAGCAATACTTCTTCAACTGGAATTAGATTTCTTGGTTTTCCAGGCCCGTAAATATTTGAAATCTGGTAATCATCATTAGAATCACCTGCACTCGTTGAATAATAAACACTATTAAGCAATTTGTGAATAGCGACACTCTGATGTGGGCCATGTAATAGAAACTTAGGTGCTGTAGCCGCATATACCGTATTGCTTCTGTTATTATCCGGCGAAGGCTGTGTCTGTGTAAGCATCTGATTCCAGCCGTATGTCAATGTAGCTTCTGAAACAGCCGCACCGGAACCCAAAGCAAGGTAATTTCTATGTGTAGCGAGATTGAATAACCTTACCCCGTCTTCCGTCATTACCGGGCCTAACCAATTGTTTGTGCCTATTGCCTGATTAGCATTAAACAGATACCAGTATACACGATAATTAATAGTTCTCCGGTAAGAAGAAGCCATTCTCTGCGGTATTCTGGTAAACCAGTTCATATCATCATTAATAATAGCCTGGCGGGTAAGAGTAAAATAACTACCATAAGTTGCAAGCTTCGCCGTTTCTTTGGTATCTGCCATTTTGCTTGCACGGGGAGCTTCACCTTCTGGTATTAGCTCAACATCACCGTATGCGGTCATTTTAAGAATATCAGCCGTTTTAAAATCTGATAAATTACCGGAACCGCACCATTGCGGATAGGTTACAGGTGCATCATCCCACCCCTTTGCCATACTTTTATTAATTGTATTACCAAGCAAATTAGTAAAATCACCTGTGCCCTGTGCCATTGAACCATCGAATTGCGCTCTCTGTGTTTGCCTTATAATTTCACTATAAAGCTCATTTCCTGAAAGCATGTGTACATTTTTCATCCCGTTTTCTGAAAGAAAATGTCTTATACAACTTTGCATTCCCAATCCGCGATATTCAGAAGCATTTACTTCGTTTACAACTTTAGGATCATTTACAACGCCACCCTTTACAAGAAAAGTGTTTGACATAATCTCAAGCTTTTTATCACGGTCTTCCTTATTAATATGAACATCAGGAATTTTCCCAGTATTATCAACTTCCCCCGCTTTCTCAAAGTCAATATCAGCAAGCTTTTTCGCAATATCCTCAAGTGAAAGCTTCGGGTCTTTCTGTTCAAGCAATTCATTTGCTTTCTCTTCAGGTATATTGAATTTTTTGGCAAGCTTCATTACCGTAGTAATTCGCTCCAGTTCTCTTTCGGCAGCCGCTTCTTCTCTTTCTTTTACTACAGCTTCCGAAAGTCCTATTTCCTTCTTGTCCTTGTTTTCGTCTGGCATATCTATATCTCCTTCCACTAATTGAAACATTAATTTTTTAGGTGTATTTTCTTGCTTTGTATCTTTATTTTCATCTGACATATCAACCGCCTTTCCTAATGAGTTAATTATTTTCTGTTTATATTCTTCATTTACTTGGTATCTATTCATAAAAGAACATACCCGATCCATTGCATCAGGCTGTTTAAGAAATTCATTCAAGAAATTGGTAACTTCAGCAGAAGGCTTAACCGAATCAGAAAAGAACTCAAAAAGCTCATCGCCTGTAGCCGGATCATCCACTACATCAGCACCATATAATGTCTTAACCCGTGCTAATGGCATAAGCTCATTACCGTCTTTATCTTTCTGCCTTGTGCCATCTTCATTAAGCCTGTATTTTCTTTCAACCTCAAACACAATAGATGAACCAAAAGCACCGGGATCACTTTCAGCAAGATTCATTGTATATTCACCTAAAGGAGTACCGCCGCCATTAGGGGGAGGCTTCATTGCCGTATCATCAATGTGCAAATCTGCCCTTACTAATTTATCATCCTCAATCTCGAACTTTTTAACCCTGCCTAAAAAAGTACCAAATGCTGTATTACTCATATTAGGATGCCCGAATCTACTTTTAATACCATATTTGGCTTTATTCCCTAATGCAGCAACCTGCTCAAGCGTAGTCTTATCAATCTCTAAATCATGCCCCATTGCTTCACCTACAGAAATAACGGAAAAGCCTTTAATGATTCTATTTTCACGGTCAACCGCTTTTTCCCTTACTCCCCTTATAACATTACTTCTCAGTTTTTCCGGCATCTTTTTTCTCCTCAATAACTTTTATATTTAATTCCTTTGGCACTTCCAGACCATTAGAATATTTTAAAAGAATATTTTTTGCTTCTTTAATCTTCTCTGTCTCTATCACTAACATTATTTTTACGCTTTGCTGTAGGTTCATTTGCCTGTATGGGTTTATCAATACCAGCCTTTTTCAATAACTCTTTTTCCTTTTTAAGCTGCTCAACTGCATCAGTCCATACTATACCACGTTCACCGTAATACTTTTCAAGAGTAAGCATATTATTATCATGCAAATCAATATCCGCAGTTGCTTCCCGTGAAGGGTCTATATAGTCAAATCCGGTGGGTATCCATTGGCATTCATTATAATACCAGGGATCATTCATATAATCAGAAATAGAACGCCCTGAAATCTTACCTTCAAGAAACATGCGAAATACAAATTCTTCCCAATCCGGCTGGCATACCTCTTTAGCAAACCATTTTTGTATCATCCGGTATGTTTTTCTGTCCTCGTTAGTGTTAATCTTGCCGGATGCCATGTTTGTCTTGACCAAGTCCCTGGTAATGCTCTGATAGGATATACCGAATGTCATTGCAATAGCATGCAGGAGTAAGCTCTGCAATGGCTCTAATACCTCTTTTATAGAATCATCCGCTTGTATAATTTCCGGCTTCTCGCCCATTTTACCATACCAGATTTTACCGGATTTCATTTCTATTTGATCATCACTGTTTTTCTGCTGTTTCAATGCCCTGTTCATCAGGTTTTCAGGCATAAACAAGCCTATCATTGCCTGAATCCGTGAAGCTATAAGCTTATCCTTGATTAAGCTTTCATTAGCCCATAGATATTTTAAGGCAGGAGTGAGCCAGGATACACCGATATACTGCTCTGCGACCTCTTGTTTAAAATGCAATTTCATATATCTTGCGGAAACAGGCTTTTCTATTCCATTAATCCAATATGATACCGGCCTGCCGTATTTATCCGTATTAATACCAAATACCGTTTGTGCAACATCAGGCTCGCTATAATTTGGAGTAGTCCAATCATGGCTATCATCCAATCGCAATACGTTCACTACCTGATTTTGTATAGATAGATAATTATCCTTCGGCGCAGCTACTTTATTTGTAATGCTTGAACCTGTCCTGAATATCTCACCAAAGCGGATTTTCTGCATTTCATGATGAGTATTCCGGCCTGTAGAATCCCATTGGTCATTGTAGCGTTTCCATCCCTCTGTAAGCTGTTCATTAAGCCCTTCGACCGGAGTACCGTTTTTGTTCTTAATTCGTGGCTGTGGTCTTAATCCATGACCTATGACATTGGATGTAAGGGTATTCAAAATTGCCTTTGTATGAGGATTGTTGTCAAAAGAAGACACCGCACGAGCTATAATATTCTTCCACTGTCCTCTTAAATTACTTGTAGGAGTCGCATAGTTCGTACTCCAATCATCCTGCAATCTCCCGGTATTACCAGCATCATAATGTCCAAACATTTCACCAGTATTTTTCCGAACATACTTGGATATGTGCCCGAACAACTCATTAAACCGGCCTAATTCATATTCATTAGCAGGGCGCCCACTACCCATAGCCTTTATATCGTGGAAAAGAAAATCTTTATTTTTCCATATGTTTTTAAAAAAGCCCATTAATCCGTCACCTCTGAAAAAGATATTGGAAGGCATGCACCATACAATTCACCATTTATTTTCGCTTCTACTAGTTCAATAAATGCCTGCAATTTAGTTATGTCAAGATACCTCACCCTGCGACCATTAATCTCCACTTCCGCTGCTCCTCTTTCAGCTATAACAAGTATAGCCGCTTTAAGATTCGCCAAGTCTGTAGCGGTATAAGCCATTCGTCCCCCTTAAATAGAAAAAGGCCATGTGAAGGTGTGGCTCCACACAGCCAATTTTCCCCGTAAATAAAAAAATCATGTGAGAAATCCCACACGATTTCATATATAAAAAATGGCAAAGACGTTATACGTCTTTACCCCGAATATCCTAATATGCCCTATTGTAGTAATAATTAACCATTACTTACAATATAAGGCATTTCGGTTAAAATGTCTATTTATTTTTTATTTGACTCATAAGTCTTTGATTTATATAAAAAAAAGGATACCCGTTTAAAGGTATCCCTTAATCAATAACTTATAACCTTGCCTGGCCTAGCCCAGCCACGC